GTTCGGGTATTCCGGCAGCCGCGTTTCGCTGCGCCTGACCAGCGCCGACGTGGCCGCCCTGCGCATCGCGCTGGACGCGCTTGACACCACGGCAGCGGACGCCGACCTGGCCGACCAACTGGAGGCCGCATGAGCGCCGAGGACTTCACCGCATACGAAGGCAAGGAAGCCGTCTGGCGCGGCCAGTGGGTGATGATCGAAGTCGCCGATGAGGCCGGCTGCGAAGTGACCGACCAGGACGGCGGCACGCATAGCGTTAGCTGGGGCGACATTGACGTTGTTGCCAGCGCCGCATGAGCGTCCACAAGGCCAACGAACAGATCGAAGCGGTGCGGGATGAAGTCCTGCACCTGGAAACCATCGGACGGTTGCCGAGGATGGACTACAAAACCGGCAACCCCGACTTCACGGCCGCCATGTCCGGCCTTAGCGCGACGACCCGAATGGATGCGGAGTTCGCGCGCCTTTTCTCCCCCCCGGCCCCGGAGCGCAACCCCTCCCAAGTCCCCTGCTCCGGGGTCGGTACTTCTTTCGATAGCGAGGACGAGTCATGCACAACCGCATGAAGGCTGACCTGTACGCCGCCGGCTTCACGTCTCTGGACGGCCTGCGCGGCGCCATCGACCACGCTACAGAAGGTGCGAACTACGCGCCACGCCTGACCCCTTCCCGCCGCTATCGCCGCTGGCGCGTGATCGCTGCGCGCTCCGTGCTGCTGGCGGTGGCTGGGCTGGCGGTCTATCTGCGGTCGCGGGTGTAGCCGTGGACTGGATCGTCAACAGCGAGCCGGCGCTGCACAAGCTGCTGGGCGACCTGCGCGAGCAGTTCCGCGAGCACAAGTTCCTGCGCGTGTCGGCGAAGGCTGGCACGAAACGCTCGCTGGATCAAAACGCCATCGGCCATGCGTGGTACGAGCAGGTGGTCAACGAACTGCGCGAAGGCTCGGCGCTGGACGTGAAGGCGGAAAGCAAGCTGGTTTGCGGCGTGCCGATCCTGCGCACCGAGGATGCCGACTTTCGCCAGCAGTACGACTCGCTGGTGAAAGACCGATTCACCTACGAGGAAAAGCTGGAACTGATGCGCTGGTTCCCGGTGACCTCCCTGATGACGAAGGCGCAGGAATCGAAATACCTCGAAGCCGTGCAAGCCCATTGGGCCAAGCGCGGCGTGCAACTCAACTTCCCCGATCAAGCCGCACGGGCGGCATAGGACAGCAAATGAACAGCGGACAAGTCGTCCAGTTCCAACCCGCCGTCGAAAACTACGGCACCCGCTCACTTACCGCTGCTGATGTACGCGCGCAGGTGAACCTGATGCAAGACGTGATGGCCGAGGTGATGAAGGATGGCGTTCACTACGGGAAGGTTCCCGGCACCAATAGCGTGAGCTTGTGGAAGGCCGGCGCTGAAAAGCTGATGGCGACGTTCCGCCTCGCTGGCGACCCGGAAGTGGAATCGCTCGGCGTCGGCGGCGAAGTCCACTATCGCGTGAAGGTAAACCTGCGGACGGCAAGCGGCGCGTTCGTGGGCGCAGGCATCGGTGAATGCAGCAGTAGCGAGGACAAGTACGCCTGGCGTGCCGCGCTGTGCGATGAAGAGTTTGACCTAACGCCGGAGAATCGCCGCCGGGTCAAGTTCGCCAAATGGCAAGGGAAGGTCGAGAAGAAGAAGCAGGTTCGCACCAACCCGGCGGACGTGGCGAACACGATCCTGAAGATGGCGAAGAAGCGGGCGCAGGTGGATGCGGTCATTACCTGCACGGCGGCATCGGACATTTTCACGCAGGACATTGAGGACTTGCCGGATGAGGTTGTGGCCGAAATGATCGGCCAGCAGCGAGTGAACCCGGCTGCCGCGTCGATCCAGCAGACCATTCCGCCGGACAGTCCGGAGCGCGATGCGGCGATCAAAGAGGCCGAGGAAGTCGCCTCGCTTGGCGTCGAAGCGTTCCGCAAAATGTGGGCGGGCTGGGCGAAGGAGCGTCGCGCCCTTGTCGCGGACAAGCTGAGTCGCTTCCAGTCCATCGCAGAAAAGGCCGACGCGGAGCCTAGCAATGACTGACCAGCGCAGCGCGGAGTGGTTCGCCGAACGCGCCGGCCAGATCACGGCATCGCAGATGCACACGGCCATGCTCCCGCGCGACCGAGAGCCGTTCAAGTCGGGGCCGCGTAAGGGCCAGGAGAGGCCGCCGCCAAAGGCGTTGATCGACTACGCCTATCAGCTTGCCGCCGAACGCCTGACCGGCAAGCCGCGCAAGCAGATCAAGGCGGCGGCCCTGCAATGGGGGCAGGACGTTGAGCCGGCGGCGGTGGCGGCGTATCAGGCTGAGACTGGCGTCATCGTGACTGCGTGCGGGTTCGTCCAGCATCCGGAGTACGACTTCATCGGCGCGTCGCCTGACTTCCTTGTGGATGACGACGGTGGCGGCGAAGTGAAGTCGCCCGAGTCCAGCGAAGTCCATTTGGAAACGCTGCTTACCGGCCTGCCGCCGGAACACATTGAGCAGATCCAAGGCGGCCTTTGGGTGACTGGCCGGAAGTGGTGGGACTTTGTGTCCTACCACCCGGACTTCCCCGCCAAGTACCGGCTCTATGTGCAGCGCGTCGAGCGCGACGAGGCGTTCATCGCGGGCCTTGAATCCGCCTGCCTCGCGCTGGAAGCGGACGTGCAAGAAATCCTCCAACAGCTCCAACAGAAGGCGGCTTAATCATGGCAAACGGCGTCAACAAAGTGATCCTGCTGGGCAACCTCGGCAACGACCCGGACGTGAAATACACGCAGGCCGGCATGTGCGTCTGCACCCTGTCCATCGCCACCACGTTCGTCCGCAAGGACAAGGACGGGAACAAGCAGGAAAAGACCGAATGGCACCGGGTCAAGCTGTTCGGCAAGACCGCGGAAGTCGCCGGCGAATACCTGAAGAAGGGGCGCTCGGTCTATATCGAGGGCCGCATCGAGTACGGCAGCTACGAAAAGGACGGGGTCAAGCACTACACCACCGACATCGTGGCCGACGAAATGCAGATGCTTGGCGGCGGCCAGGAATCGGGTGACGGCCAGCAGCGCGGCAACGGCACACCCCGCCAGAGCGCGCCGAGGCCGCAGAGGCGGGAAGCTGCGCCGGCCATGTTCGATGACGCAGGCGGCGATCCGTTCGGGGACGAGACCATCCCGTTCGTTTCTTCGCGGGGGATGTTCTAACCATGCGCCAGTGCCGGACGTGCGGCGAGTCGAAGCCGCTGATGGACTTCTACCGTCAATCGAACGGCGGTATCGACCGCGACTGTCGGCTTGAATGAATTGTTAGGTGCGGCCACACGACGGGCCGGGATTCGTCGGACTAAACAAGGAGAATGGAAATGCGAAGACCGCAGACCAACAACTTGGAGAATTGATCCAACTACACCGGCGGCCCTGATCGCAATGCGAGCCACAGGGCGAAACCCCGAACGATCCGGGGAAAAAATAAAACACTCGTGACAGGCTCCGGAGAGACGGAGCACCTAACGCCTGAGTTCAGCCGCGCCGCCGACGAGGCGCGGCTTAGCGAGACATTGAAGCGGCGTCGGCTGCTACGAATTGTTAGGTGGCACATGGAGCCAACACGGATCAACAAGGCAGTCACCAAGTCGCGGATCGACGCGGAAAGCCTGCGCGAGCAGAACAACGCACGCCGCATGCGCGGCCAGCCCGTGCTGCATGAATGCAGTATTTGCGGACATTGCGCGGAGTGGAACGATTCGTGGACTTGGTACGGAAGTGTGATGGACCAGGACGCCGGCAAAGTGGCGAAGTTTTGCAGCGCCGAGTGCATGCACACGGAGTCACCGGACAAGACGCTGCGACGGGTCAGGCGTGCCAGCTAACGGCTTGTTATACGGCCACACGAGGAACCAAAGATGGACGAAAAATCAGCTAAGAGACAGGGACTTGAGATTCATCGCAGGGACATGGCTTTCCTGCGCGGATTTGTTACATGCACCAACTGCGGCTCGAACTACAACGCGAGCAACCCAAGCGAAAAGACTTTCTGCCAGATGTATAGCCGACCGGTTAATCCTGATGACACGGAACGGAACATCTTTCACGCCGAAGCCTGCGACCAGTGGGTGCCTGATGGACTGGACAGGAGCAAGGTTGTGACCCCGGAACACAGGTATTGGTATGACGATTAAGCCGTATAACGACCAAGTTCAGCCGTGACGCGAAGCGGTTTCGGCTGCACCGAATTGTTATGTGCGGCCCACAACGGAGCGAGACATGAGTGACGAAATCAAGATTCCGAACGCCTCAGTATTGCGCCTGCAAATGGGCGAGATGACCACTGCCGAAGTGCGTACTGCGCAGGCGGCCTACCGAATCGGCTATCTGGCCGCGATCCGAGCGCAGGAAACTCTGGCGACGCGATGCGAGGCGCGATTCAACGACGACGGCACGCTGGATGAGGTTGTTGGGTTTGGCGCGTTCCACCTGGAGCAAATGGACAGCGGGCATTGGTGGATGCAGCTAGGGCCGCACATGGTCAATTTGCACGCGAAGGGAAAAGTGAAGGCCAATTTTGGCGAGAACGAGGCGGCAGACTGACTGCCGCGACAAGCACATAACG